TGATGGGCTTGACAAAGACAAAACTGCAGTTGCTGAATCATAGTTTTCCCTTAACTGCATGGCTGCTGTGTAACCAGTTAGGTTAATTGCTGTGCCACTTGAATCTTTATATGTAACAGCAAGGGTATAAGTTGAACCCTGATCTACTAAAATGTTATATGTACTAGCCAATTTTTCCCCCTATAAGTGGAATCTGAAAATATGTACTGTCTTGATCGCCCAGTTTGCTAAAGCTAATGTGGATGTGGTGATCGTGCATGTTGATACCTTTGTAATCACGCCATGCCCATCCAGCCTTTGGACTTGCTATTTTACCTTTGTGAATTATGTAAGATATGCGTTTATCGGTTTCCGCATGATCCCTGAGCTGGTCAGCAAGATACAGCGAGAGCCCTTTTTGTGTACCCAGGTCAGAATCAATATCAATGGCTCGGACACACCCATTGATGTCTGGATTGTGATCAGAGATTCTCGCGGAATGGCGACTATCACCCACCCATCCATCACTTTTACGATCCCGATCCGGGTACCAATCATCGATCTGCTCCCTCAGCTGTACACCAGCCTTGCATAACCAAGGTGTCAATTTACTGTTGCCATTACCATCATTGTTGCAGTACCAGCAGAAGTAATACCGTAAAGGGATTCATTATCAGATAACTGTAAAGTTAATTTATCGCCATTATCCATGCGGTATCCAGTAGATGTGGTCACATCTGAATTGCCAATGTAGATAATGCCAGATGATGAATGAAGATAAACTGTTTGATCTGCTCTATTGGCCGTAACCAATAATGTAGCTGTGGTTGTTACTGTTTTTTGTGATGTATTAGGCATTTAATAACTCTGCTTCTTTAGCTGTAATGCCAAGTTTTGCTAACAAAGCGGCTTTAGCAGTTGCTTGTGCTGTTTCTTTATCCGCTTTTACTTTATCGACAATTTTTAATGCATCATCATGTTCTTGTTTAGTAATAGGTTTAACACCATCATCATAAACAATGGTAGTAAAATCATTATCAGTAATAACCCATCCACCATTAGGTCTTAAGTATTTAATAACATCAGTTGTAGTTGCCATGTTTATGCTCCTATTTCCATTAAAATAATTTGTGATCCTGCTGATAAATACTGAAAGTTTAATTGATTATTAGCGGTTGATCCATCTAATGCGGCTTGAGTTTTGTATGTAGTCGAACTGGTGGTTGCAGGTGAGTCTAAATAAGTTAATGCTATGTTTCCACCAATTTCTTTTGGCTGACTATTAGCTCCAATATAAAAATACATACTTTCGGTTGTTGCACTACCCCAAATAGTTGTTGCACCTCTAAGCAATTTAGTAAAGCACCCTAATTGACTATTTGAAATTCCAGCAGACTGAGTAATAATTAAGTTTTGAGTCAAAATTACTAGGATTTTTGATGTGCTTAATGTTGGTGTAATAGATGCAGTTAATCCAGTATCAACAAAACTTGCAGATGTTGATGTGACGGCTGTTGTTGTTGTTCCTGTAACTACTTGCAAAACTTTACCGCTACCACCACCAGCAGCAGCACCAGCACCCTTAATAAATATAGCAGCAGATGTGCTAGTAAAATTTAGCGTGCCACTCTCATATTGTGCTAAAGCTAAAGATGAAGATGTATTAACTGTGGCTGTGCCAGCAGTAATTGTGCAAACTCCTGCACCTAGATTTGTTATTTGTACTGTATCACCAGCTGCAAATAATGCAGTATTAACTGTAATGGTTGTAGCACTTGCATTGCTCATTGAAATAGCACTACCAGCATCTGCAGCCACTAATGTATAACTTGCAACCTTAGCTGATGCAGCCCCACCTAACATAGCGGTCTGTTGTAATGAAGTCATCTGAGCAGCTGTTAGTACCTGCCCAGTCGTGAAGGTTTGTTTAGCCATTTTTCTCCTTAGTAACTTAGCGTATTGGTATCTAGCAACCCATATAAACTAGAATTCAATATGAATCCATCTATTATAGGCTCTAAAGTGGTAAATGTCGTTTTCCATGAATTGGTGCTGATTTGGTGTTGAACCCCAAAAACTTGAAGATTCTTGGTAATGCTGGAAGTTGTAGCCCCGGTACCAGGTTGAGTAGTAGTAATGTTGATAGGATCAAAGTAGTCTAAATCTAAGGCCGCTACCGTGCCTGCCGCATAATTGTTTGTGTAAAGATCCAAGGTAATTGCATCACATCGGATTGTGGTCTCAGCTCTACTAGCCACATAAGCCTGAGCATTACTTAAAGCATCAGCCGTAGTCTGCATCAATAAATTGGTCTGGGTGTAGGAATGAACAAAGAATTTATCAATGGATGCTTGGTTAATAGCAGTCTGAGTAGCCAATCCTGTAGCTGTAATGCTTGCTTGATTGACCACCTGAGCATCGTTTAATATCCAAAAAGCATTAAAGTAAGAGATGTTTGTGCCATTATCATTAAAATATACTGGGGTGCCAGCAGCACTTGTGGTGCAATAATCACGATTCTTAAAAGTTACTATACCATTTGGATCAATATAAAATGCACCATATTCGGTGATCTCCAGAGTCTGACAAGCTGCTAACGCACTTCTTGCAGTTCCAGGATCTGCTTGGACTGTAGTTTGACCAGTAGCAATAGACCTCATGGATGAAGGCCAAGCAATAGTGTCTAATACCCTGCCAATTCGAGTGCCGGTATCCTCACCTGCTACCGCCCCTGTAACTGTAGTTACAAGAGCATTGGTTAGTAAGCGCATGGCATCTACAGCTGTAATGGTTGTATAAACTACATCACCAACATATTTAGGGGTAGTGGTGTTATATCCTGTAATAAATCCTGAAAAGAGTGGATAAGTTACTCCCAAGTAGGTTGCGCTAATCTGCACCTTACGCATTGGATTTAACAAGCCATAATAAGGGCCTGTTACATTTTGTGGGTTAAAGTCACCATTTTGATCTACAATCCGCATAGTTAAATTACCTGATTGAAATTGATCAGCAGATGCATTACGACCTCGTTGAGTTGTAATGCTATCTACCTGGTTTGACACATCTACAATTACAGCTGTTGAATCAGATAAAATGTTTGTATCTAATACGCCAGAATCCAATACCATTGCCTGAGCAAAAGAAGCTCCGGTAGAAAAGTTAATTATTGCTTTGACTGATGGTACTGCCATTAGAACCCTTGGCCAGCAGGTGCGGTTGAGTATCCATTCTTGTTTATATCAATAAAAGCCTGTTGAACTACTTTGGTCATATTTGCTGGATCTATCATGCTTGTAGCATCAATGTTAATTACATAACTGCTTGCCTTGCCAATTTTTTCATCTTGGGCGGCGTTGTTAAGAAAATTAAGAGTGCTTGACAATTCACCAATTGATCCTGTAAATGGAGCTGCAACAGATCCACCGCCACCACCGCCGCCGGGATAAGTTAATGTATTTAATACTGGAGCCAAGCCTTTAGCAGCTATTTTTACATCAAACGCAGCAAACATATCCAATGCTTTTCTTTGCCAACTAGAAATCTCAGCCATTAAAGCATCATGGGCTGCACCAAAAGCACCAGCTAATTCTTTGGCTTTTGCAGCAGCTTCCATTTCGGCATTAATTTTTTTAGCCAAAGCCTCGTTATTATCAAGTATGGCTATTTTCGCTTCAATACGCTTTTTAGTTTCCTCATCAGTAGCAGCATTAAGAGCTGCATAAAGTGAAATACGTTCTAAATCAAATTTGTCTTTTAATTTGTCTATTTCGGTTTTAGCAGTATTAGATTTTGTAAGAATTGCTAATTCTGCTTTACGCGCTGTTGTAGTTTTAAGAGTTAATTGATAATCTTTAACCCGAGCAGTAGATGCCCCTGGTGCTACTGTTTTAGGTTGAATTCTAAAAAAATTAGGATCTTTAATGTTGAATATGTTTGCAGTTACTTTAGCAAAACTGGCAGCATTATTGATAAATCTTGCAAGGGTATCGGCAAGCATAACCATTTTGGTTGTAAAAGTATCAATGGAAGTATCACCAGATAAAGTTTTTAAAGCATCTAATAAACCTTTACCAATAGCCTCTTTAGATTGATCTACAGCTACTGTTAATTTGTTCATCTCACCGACATAGCCAGAAGCGGCAGCAGCGGCTTGGCCTTTGAATGTATCATTTAATTGTTTTTGAACATCTAAGAATTTAGCGCCCTTTAACTGGGTTTTGCTTATGCCTATGCCTAATCTTGCTAAGGCTGTTGTATCACCCATATAGGCTTTAGATAAAACTGTGGATACTTCTGTTAGATCCTTACCAGTAGCAGCTGATATATCCATAGCAGTTTGGAATACGCTTTGTGCGGAAGCAACATCATGGGTAGCAATAAGAAGTCTTTGAAATCCCGGAATAAGGTTTTCATCTACTATTCCATATTGTAATTCTAATTTTTTGATGTAATCGGAAATGGCAGGTTGTTGATAAGACAAACCTAAATTATCTACTGTAGTTCTAAGTTGAGCAGCAGCCTTCTCAGATGCTATAAAAGCATTAACTGAAGCTTTGCCAAATTGAAGTAACTTATATCCAGCAAAAGTCTTAGCAAATGTTTTACCTAATTTTTTAACATTTTTGTCAAATTCTGATAATTGTTTTTTACCTTTTAGAAGGGCTTTACCATCAAACTCAGTTACAACATTAACAAATACATTTTCCTTTTGAGCCATTATGGTTTAGCCCTTCTATTAAATTCTCTTATTGCCTTATTGATTGAATCAATTACGGCTGGAACAACCTTGCCATTTTGCTTAGCCCAAGCACGATAAATCAATCTACCCTTTTGTTTATCTGCTCCTACTAATTGACCACCCATAGAGTTAATAAATCTTAAACCTGCTTTTGGGTTATCTGAATGAGAATAACTTCTTCCACCGCCACCTTTTGCGCCACTCCAAGGTTGTCCACCTGGATTCTTGCGACCTGCAGTTTCATAAATAGCACCTGCAGCTGTAGCATTTACAACTCTATAAGATGAACGAAAACCACTTTCATTAGCACGAGTACGACCTCTACGATAAACAATTCCCTTTTTTATTGTTGCAGCATTATATGTGCGATCAGTTTGAGCCCAAACTCCGCGTTGATTTGTCCAACCAGATAAAACTTTAAATGGCACATAACCACGAGCTTCGTCTCGAACAGGCAGCATTACTGCACTTATTTCTTGATTCATTGTTTTAAAAACATCGGGCGTAAATTGGCGCATAGCCTTTTGAGTATTAGCGAGGCCTTTTACTTCTACTGGCATTCCTAATCTCCTTTGCCCGATCTTGTAAGACTTGGACTATTGCCCGGATCATGTCCGAATCCATGTCTATAAATTCCCTAGGCGGGATTGATGTCTCTACCGATAATTGTGCAATCGTGTAAAGAAAACTATCTCGCCCTATTATTTTTTTTCGTCATCCAATACTTCAACAGTATCTAAACTATCAATAAATTCTCCACCAAAGGTAGGTACAGTTACATTGGCTCTA